TCTTTCCACAAAGACGCTAAGAATACCGTCTGCCATTTCAGCACGATCTACCTCCATATACTCTCCAAGAGCAAAGGTGCGTGTGAATTTGCGAGTTGCGATACCCTTATGAAGGACATTCTCTGTACCCTCTTCGGTTTTCTCACCCTTGACGATTAGACTTCCATTATCCACAGAAACCTCGACTTCGTCCTTGCTGAAACCAGCAATGGCCAAAGACAACTTGTAAGTGTCCTCATCAAGTTTTACCACATCATATGGTGGATAAGATTGACGAGTTGCCTCACGATGGATGTTGTAGAAGCGGTCCAACTCTCTGTTGAAACCAATAAAAAAAGGATCCTTAAAAAGATCCAATGACCATGTACTTACCATTTTTTCCTCCTTGTTAAGCGAGTCATTTTAAGTACCCCCCTTTGGGCAGGTACATATATATTATAGCATAAAAAATGGAGATGTCAAATTAATAACATCTCCAAATTTTATTTTTGTTTTAAAGTGCTTGCTGTGGAGTTCCTCCACCACCAGACTTCTTCTTAGCAGGTGCCTTCTTAGCAGGCTTCTTAACTACCTTTGCAGACTTAACTGCAACATCTACATCTTCTACCGATGGCATTCTTCCAAACGCTGGATCAGACGGATTTGCTGCTCTCAAAACAACTGGCACAAGTGCGCCAAGTAGTGAGTATGCTAGTGTCTTTGGATCTGTGACTCCAGAGGCATACATTGCTGTTGCTGCTCCGAGTACTGAGCGACCATATGACGCTAGTGCTGCTTTAATTTGTTCATTCATTTTATTCCTCCTAGGATATGAATTTACTAATGGCTGCCCAAATTGGTTGGGCAATCCATATTCCCATTATACCAGCAACCCCAGCAAAAACTTTAGGCGCAGGTAATGGCAATTTTAATGATATACATATAAGCCCAAAAACTAGGCCTACGGACAAAGACAATAATATTTCTTTCATCTATTTACTCACATTTCTAGACTCTACATAGTCTTTAATAAATGGAACTATAACATCTACCTCTTGCCAAGGAACAGCATTAATTAGTAAGTGGTTGATGCCTCTTTTTTCAAGAGTTTTTACAAAGTCATCAAATTGTTCGTGTGTAAAGTAGGCAGCATCTAATACTACCTTTGGTATTTCTCCTTTTTGCCAAACAGGCCTGATAGCATAATTTGTCAACAAATCAAGTTCTTCTTCTGTTTTTCTAATAATTGGAGTAATTGCAAGCATTATTTCTACTCCATCTAACTCTAGTGGAATTAATTTATTAGGATCTTTTAGTACATCAGACCAGCCACCACGAACATATATGTGGTATGGCAAAATAATCTTATGCCCATACTTTTTTGCTACCTTAAAAACATATTCATTTGTTGTTGAAACATATACATCTAGTTTATTTCTGTGATTTGGATCACGCCAATATCCTGGAGACTCTTTATCTTGATCCATTTCATTTAGTTGCTTAAGAAACTCTATCATATAGTTTGATCTATCAACAGAACTTGAATCATCATTTACATCTCCAACAATTCCACCAACCCCAGATTCGTGATCTTTTATATATCCAGAAATTAAATTAATCTGAAGTCTTCCTCTATCTATTCTATCCATTGATCTATTTATCATAGAAAGGTACTGTGGAGATATCGTGTATGGGCGAATTGCTACCAAATACTTTATTTGCTCTCCCTGCTTTATATCAACTGCTGCTTTTACAAACATGTCTCCTTCTGGAATATCATGTGTAAACATGACCCCAGAAAAGTGATTACTGTTTAGGTTTGACGGTGATTTTATATTGCCTGGATCTCCCATCACTCCGCCAAAATAATAAAACTTCATCATATTATTCTATCATCATTTTCTGGTAATAACTTTTTTAATTCTTTAAATTCTGAAGATATTTTTTTGAGTGCAAAGTCATGAGGGGCTACCATTCCTTCAACAGCAGAACCATACTTGTCGTAATAATCTATCTGTGGCCCAACCTCGTCAATAAATTTTTGAAGCCCTGCCTGAACAGTCTCTATATATTCATAGGCTAAATCACGAGAATCTGAAACAAATTTCAAAAAATCTTCATTTGCTTTTTCTTTATCTGTTTTGTTTTCTTTATGTTGAATTTCTTGCTCTAGCAAAGTCTTAAGAGTATTGGCAAGAATCGACACATTAATTCTTTTTTGAACAGAATACATATATAAAAACAGTATTGATGTAATAGATAATAAAATAATTAAGAATAAATCAATCATAGTTCTTTTCCACCTTCTCTAACTAGTTGAACAATAGCGCCATTGGCTTCAAGAGCCTTCTTTGTTTTAATCATATAATTAGCGGCACGAATCTTATCATCATGGCTAAGTAGCATAAAAGATTTTTCTGATGCCCTAACAGTAATAAATCCTTCTTGATGCTCTATGATGTCTAAACCAAACCCTCTTGGAGCAAGATGATCCAATGATCTAAATGCTCTTCTCATAGCGTCTGTATAAACTACTCCATTGTTAGAGATTGCCATGTAAGCCCCCAATCAGTCTTTGTTTTATGGTTAGAGAATTCTTTAGATATTTCTCCATTTTCTAAATATACCCCGCCCCATACGCCCCACTCTTTGCCAGAAATTCCAACAGAGAAACAATCTTTTCTTACTGGACATTTAGAACAAAGTAGGTCAACAGCAGGCCTAAGCAGTTCATCTTCTTCGTATTTATCAAAAAATACATTTGTGTCATAATCTAGACATGCAGCATCATCTTTCCACTCATGCTTGTTCATAGTTATGCTACATACTTGTCAGGTATTTCCCATCCGTTTCTAGAAACGACAAAAGTTTTTTTCAAATACCAGGCACCGTTTTTTAATGCACCGTACTTTGATGTAAATGCCTTATCCGACCTTAACATCTCAATAACATTCCAACCATCCCAAGATAAATTTTTGTTTTTAGAAACAATAATTTCCATTTCCTCAAGAGATTTAATTGTTTTCATCATACCCTCCTAAAAGTTGTATACGTTAGTATTTATATTTTTTGATTTTGATAAACTAACCAAGTTTGAAGTTCTTTCTTTTGGATTTGAAACAAAGACAAAGTGGTTAAAACTATCAACATTTTCTTCAAACCATTGTGGTGTAACCCTAAACAGTTTGATCTGTTTTCCTCTAGACTTCATACCTCTTTCAGAAAGATTTACAAACTCCATTGCCATATCATTAATATTGCCTGGACCAACAGAATATAAATAAAACTCTTTTTCGTTGTCTTTTAATTCAGACAAAGCAACAGCCATTGCTCTAAGGAAAATATTATAGTTGTTGAAGTTAGGCGTTCCCTGAACCCCGACTATCATCACTTGTCCCTTCTGTTAGTTTGTCTACTATAAACAACATCTTATCTAATTGTACCCTATCCATGTTACTTGTGTCAACTCTTTCTGCAGAATCTTTGTCAATTCTTTCATTAACCAATGGTGCTTTATAAAATGTGTTATTTTTAATCCAATAGGCCTCGTCGTCTACAACTATAACTTTTGTAGTAGAATCGTCCTGATGCTTGGCTGATTGAGTTTTTGCCTTCATTTTTCTTTTATATTTTTTTGCACCCGCATACCTATGATGAAGCATAGCCTGACTCACAATTTGTCTGGGCATATAACTTTTACGACTTTTAATAATATAAATAAATACCCCTAGTACAATTATTGATGTTAGTAAAACTGCTCCAATTAAATTATTCATAGGTGCCCCCATAAACTTATTCTATCATCGTTTATCAGCAATAATTTTTAAAAGTTGTTTAAGGGCGGACCTTTCGTTTGCATCAAGTAGTTTAATCTCGTTTTCATCAAGAGATTTTTTATTAATTTTGACAACTGGGTTTGCTTCTGTCACATCCATGTCTATAAATCCTTTTTCCCAAAGTGTCATGGTAACTTCTGAAAAGTAACCACCGATAGCATTATCTAATTTTGGGTCAATATCTTTTAACATTTCTGTTTTTACATACATATTCTCCCCAGTTTCTGGATCTTTACCAGCAAACCGCAACCCTCCAGTCAAAATTAATTTTTGAAATATTCTTTCTGAATCTCTCACTTTCCAGACTTCTTTCTTGCTTTTGCTAAAGCATCAAAATCTTTTACCTTGGTATCTCCAAGATAACCCCAAGCATAACCATCATTAATCATGTGATCATTAACAGAAACGGTGTCTTCATTAACATATATCCATCCAAGTATTCTGCCATACTTTTCTGAAGAATCCATTTTTTCGGTTTTTATTACAACAGTTTTGGCATCTTTAAGAAACTTTTTTAAATACTCTTTTGACTCAAGACCTAAAGCCTTTTCTGCTTTATCAGATGTGCGAGACTCTGGGGTATCAATACCAGCCAGTCTAACACGAGATGAAAATAAAATGTCAAAACCTAAATCAATTAAAACGTCAATGGTATCTCCATCTACTACGTTTTCTACTTTTCTTACATAATATGTATACATATAAGCCTCCTTAGACCCAATACTTAATTATAGCAGTTATAGCCAAAATTGTCCAGAGGATATTGAACCAAATAATTGTAGGCAAAGTCTTTACTGTCGATGACCAAATCAATGCAAGGCTTGATACCAATGCAAAGATGTATAGCCACCACCATTGCTTACCGAATAGTAAGCCTGGAAATATAATAGATATTTTTGTCATAAAAGCAAAGAACTCAACAGTATTTGGCTTGTTCCAATACTCTTTGTGTCTCATTGTCTTTAGAGCATTAATCCACTCTGTTCTAAATTTCATTTTAATCCCTCCAAAAATTGCCTATGATCAATACACTCTGCTATTTTATAATTTTGATAGTTATCGTAATATTCATACATACTAACTCCCTTTTTATAGTCAGTAGAGTTTTCTGTATATGTTTTAGCAACATTTTTATTGATTGTATCGTGTGCAGATCCAACAAATATCCAACTGTTTATTGTCCATTCATTGCCAGCATCTAAACTATTAGGCAACCTGCTGCCCCACTTATCCATTTTTTCTTTTAAATTTTTTGGTGACTTTTCATAAGAGAATTTTTTCCAAAAATCTGTATCTTTTCTTAATGTTATATAATGAAAATAAATAAAATCAGAAATACTATTATTCATTTTTAATATAATACTATTGAATTCTTTTCTTATTTCTTTAGAGTTGCCACTTATCCATAAAGGGTTTTCGAATATTTGTGATAATTGCACCATACTTACCCAAATAGATGTTGCCTCTAATGGTTCAATAAAGTTTGCTGCAAGTCCTATTGCTACACAATTATTTATCCACGGTTCTTCATAACATCCAGCATTAAATTTAAACCCACCCTTATCTTTTCTGGGGTATGTTGGCTCATATCCTAAAAAATCTTCTATTTCTTTTATTGCATCTTTTTCAGATATAAGAGATGAATCATATACATACCCGCAACCGAATCTTGTTTGAAGTGGTATTTTCCACATCCATCCATATTTCATTGCTATTGCCTCTGTATATGGAGGTATTCTATCTTCCATATCAATAAAAAATGGAATAGCAGAGTCAACAGGAAGAAAGTCTTTATAACTGTTCCATTTGGCATTATATACTTTACCAATTATTAGTCTATGGAATCCGCTACAATCAAAAACAAAATCACACAGAATCTTTTCGTCATTTTCTAAAGTTAAACCATTTACATAATTATCTTTATCTAGTGAGACATTTTTTATTGTACCATCAACTACTCTAATTCCTCTTTCTGTCCCTATTTCTTTTAGTCTGTTCGCTAGTTTAGTAGCGTTAAAATGTATAGAAATGTTTCCTATTTTTTTATAATCATCTATTGGATCTTTTTTAGAAACAAATCCAAAATCTCTCTTGTTTGCTTCCAAAGTAAAGGGGACTTTCCTGGCTTCTGAAATTTTTTCCATGAAGTCTATCTTATTTACGCTATTATTTAAAGATAGGCTTGCGACCATTAGTGGACTATTTGACAAATATCTATCACTTAAAACATCAAAACCAAGTTGTTTGTCAGTTGTAGAAAATCCATGATAATAAAATCCTCCATCATTATTCCAGTTTGTAAACTTAATTCCGTTTTTTATTGTTGCATCACAATTTTTGATTAAGTCTGACAATGGTATATTTAAATGATTTAAAAAGTCTGTAAGGTATGGCGTAGAACCCTCTCCTGCACCCAAAATTCCTATCTCTGTTGACTCTATAACAGTTATATCTAAATCTGGATACGATTTATGTGCTTTAAGTGCTGTAAGCCAACCAGCAGTTCCTCCACCAACTACAACTATCTTTTTTTTCATTACTTTCTACCCCACTGTATTTTATTCCATCCACGCTCATGAAAATAATATAATATAGTTTTTGTAACAACCTCTAAACTTGCTATACTTGCAGCAATTACTGGCTTTTTAGTAATAAACCAAGATATGATGAATGTATCTGCAGTACCAACCATTCTCCATGTGATTGCTTTTATTGCAGACCTAGATTTTGTTGCGTTCATGATGGCCACTCCATGTTGTTAGGTTTAGTAATATAATCCCAAACCTTAGATGCCCATTTCTTTACGCTTCTGCGTAGCCGATATAGCATGAATCTCTGCCCCCAAATCTACTTGTTCAATCTTATATCCTACATCACGACCATAAACAATGTTTGTAATGTTTGGTAGTCTTAGGATTAGTGTATTTTTGTATGGATTATCTTTCTTTATATACCCCGAAACCTCATCATACATCAATGGATCCTTTTCTGATGTATTATAAGTATTGCGTACACCAACTAATACCTGATCAGTTCTTTTGTGTGCCTCTTCCTTTAAAGCCTGATGACCCTCATGCCAAGGTTGATATCTGCCAAGTTGCAGAGTAGTAGGAGCAGACCAATCAAACAAACCACAGGCCTGTATTACTGTGTTTACTTCTTGCTCTACAGTATACCCTTCAAGAATTCTAATATGAAAGTTTATAGGATCTTTCCAAAGTTTGTTAGTGTCCTCAAACCTTCCTTCTTTTATTCTATCAACCCATACAATGATATCGGCAAAACCAAATGCACTTCTAGTCTCATCGTTAGGGCAAACAAAATCTACAATTACTGGAGCAACATTCTGTTTAGCAATTAGTCTTGCCATTTCTCCCATGCGCCTTGCTTGCATTCTTTCTTTTAGTGCCTGTGCAAGTGCTGTCTTGCCAGAACCAGGCAGCCCAATAATTTGTATAATCATTTATTTTCTCCCATAGTCAAATGCTGCCATACGTTAGCCCAGTCTTGTGCTGTTTTATGGTCATTAAATTCTTTAGATGGATTACCAGCATCTAAATATATACCGCCCCAAACTCCATATTCTTTGCTTGATACACCTACAGCAAAGCAAGTTTTTGACACTGGACAATTAAGACATAGCAAATCTATTGCAGGCCTTAAAGCAGCATCTTCTTCATATTTATCAAAAAATAAATTTGTGTCATACTCAAAACATGCTGCTTGATCTTTCCATTTAAGTTTGTGCATGTCCTATTACGAGCCTTTCTGGAATGTCCCAGCCATCCCTGCTTGGCTCAAATCGTCTTTCCATATACCAATTACCCTTAAAGTATACGCCGTACTTAGAAGTTTTTGCTTTGTCTGACCTATATCTATGAACAACAGTCCAGCCATCCCAAAATAATTGCTTACTATTCTGTACTATTTGTTCCATTTCAGTTAGTGATTTAATATATTTCATTTTTTTACCCACCCTCTCGGACACTTTGGATTTATTCTTGTTATTTTATATTCGCTTTTATTTCTTAAACAAACTATGGTAGAGACTTTTTTAGTATCTACTATATTATTTAAAACTTTTTGTTGATTAATTTTTTCTGAAATCCAATCCATATACTGATAAACAACTGTTGATAAAGCACCACCACCAGAATCTCCGTTGCCACATCCTGATCCACCACTAGTTACTCCAACTAAAACCCAGTCACCGTTATTTTTATAAAATGATGGGCCACCAGAATCGCCAGCGCATATGGCATATTGTTTTGTTTCGTCTCCAATAATTGAATGACTCTCTAGTGTTGGAGCATTTATTTCATAACTAAACTTTTTGTATCTAGCAGATATATCAATAAAGTATACATTGCCATCTGGCATGGTAGCATATTTTTGACGACCATAACCAAAAAAACGTAAATTGGTATTGTTTAGTTTCAAACTTTCAATCTCTTCTTTGTTTGCTATCTTGACTGAATACCCAGAAATCATGGGCTTTGATAAGATTATAAATGCAATATCTCCAACGGTAGTTCTTATATCTGTTGCATTCCAATAGTTTTTATAGTTTTTAAAAATTATTTCTTTAGCCTGAATTCTTTCTATATCTTTATAAGCATTAGTGTTTGGCATTCCAATCCAAATATTTGATGCTTCTCTAGTCAGACTACCGTCCTCAGTATTTGGCTTAGAGACACAGTGCGCTGCTGTAACAACTATATCTTCTTTTATCAAAACTCCACTACAAAAAAATCCTGGATATGATTGACTATATGCAAGGTATACAACTTTAGGATCACCACTATGCATAGTACCATTTTGTATAGCGCTTGCATTTGTTGGCAATAAAGACAATAATACAGTTAATATAATTTTTTTCATTAGTATTTAAATATCCCAACTTCAATATTATTTAATTGCGCTTGTGCAACTAATTTTGAATTACCCTCTTTTGGCTTTGATAAATAAGCAAAATAGTTAATTTCTGAAAAATTTTCTGCAAGCCATGATGGTGCTACTTTAAACATTTTAATTTTTTTACCACGAGACTTCATACCCTTTTCAGAAACATTGGTAAACTCCATAACCATCTTATTTACATTTGCTGGTCCAGCCGAATAGATATAGAAGTACTCGTCATCTACTGGCATGCTTGACAGGGCAACGCCCATGGCACGAAGGAAAACCTGGTAGTCATCAAAACTACTAGTTCCCTGAACCCCAACGATCATCAAAAGCCTCTTCTCTCAATCTATCAATGATGAATATCATTTTATCTAATTGTACCTTATTCATGGTCATTGTGTCAACTATCCTGGTAGTTTCTTTATCAACAGTTCCTTGAACCATATCTGCTGTATAAAAGGTATTGTCTTTAATCCAATAAGCCTGATCGTCCATAATAATAACCTTGATATTAATATTTTTATCATGATTAGATGATTGTCTATTAATCTTTTTAGACCTTTTTTTGGGTCCATTATTATTAAATAGATAATGATTTCTACTTTGAGAGGATTTAATAAATTTTACATTTTTCTTTAATATATCATATTTATACTGAATTCGTACAAATAAATATATAAAAGTAAAAGCAGACAAGAACCCGATTATGTATTCCATCATATCACCAGGACAATTATACTACTCTCTTATAAGACTTCTTTTAATCTCCTTAAGAGTGTGCAACTCATCTTCATTTAACTTAGATATAAATGCAGGATGGAAGGCCTTTTTTGTTAGCCTGACTATAGGATTGCTATCTGTAACATCCATGTCTATCATATCTAATTCCCATAATCTCATAATATGAGAATCAAACATATTGTTTACTTCTCTATGAAGAGCAGGGCTAACATCCTTTAACTTGTCCGTAAAAGTGTATAACATTTCTCCAGTTTCAGAATCTATGGCTACTGGCTCTACTGCACCGCTTAAAATTAAATCATCTATATTCATATTAATTTCTTATCCTCCAAATCATCGATTGTGGACCACGCTTACTCAAAACAAAAAGGTGGTGTTTAAATTGATCTTCAAGTTCAACATAAAGTTCAGGAGCAATCTCCTTTAATTTATCGTTAATAGTATAGTATGTTTCTCCAGTATCGATATCAATATCTGAAATTTCTATACCGCCCTGTAAAATCAAATGCTCAATTAAGGCATTTGTTCTAGCGTTCATTTATTTTCCTGACTTTTTTCTTTGTGCAGCAAGTGCAGCAAAGTCTTTTACCTTAGTATCTCCAAGGTATCCCCAAGCATATCCGTCTTCAATCATGTGATCATTAACAGATACGGTATCGCCATCAACGTATAGCCAACCTAAGATACGACCATATTTTTCTGATGAATCTGGCTTTTCTGTTTTAATTACTACAAGTTTAGCATCTTTTAGTTTGGATTTCAAGTACTCTTTTGATTCAAGACCTAAAGTTTTTTCAAATTTATCTGATGTGCGTGATTCTGGTGTGTCAATTCCAGCAAGCCTTACTCGTTGTGAAAATGAAACATTAAACCCAAGATCAATATCTACGTCGATGGTATCTCCATCTACGACTCCTGTTATTTTTTTTACTCTATACTCATACATAATTTTCTCCTTTTATATATTATAGCAGTTCTTCTTTTGGCATTATGTCAATTAATAAGTGCACTCTATCTATATCACTATTATTTTCAACAAAGTGCGGTCTTGAGTTATTGATTTCCCAACACTCCCCAGACTGCATGCTTATTTTTTCATCCCCTACGCCAAAGAATACATTGTCTGATGTTACTATTGGAATATGATTTCTTCTAGAAAGCATAAGATAGTCTCCAGAATCAAAATGAATTGATATATTTTCTTTTGCTTTTAACTTAATTAGTAGGACCATGCCCCTAATTCCGTTGTGTATTTCTTCTAAATTTTTTATAATAGGCTCTAATAAATCAATTAATTTAGAGTCTTTTGATTCTTGATTTACAGAAAAACTCTCTCCACTTTTCCAAAGCAGATTAGCCCTATATACAAAATAAGAAACGGTATCCTTATGAACCTTATAGTTATCTTGCCTTGATGTATCTAGTAGCCACTGATCAGAAAAGTCTAAGATATGATTTTTTATATCGCTAATATCATATACTGAATGCTTTCTAAAATTAAAGTTTTCTTGAGTTTTTCTCATTTACAAGACCTCACTATTAAAATCTGTGCTGTAATCAAATAAATCAAAATCATTCTTATAAAATGTTTTAACAATATCTACTGCATCCCCTGTATAATCATTTAGGTATGACTGTTTGCTATAAGTCCCAAGATTATACCTGTCTAATTTCCAACCTAGATCTGACTCTAATTCTTTTAGGTTTTCAAATTTATATATTTTGGTTACCTGAATATTATTATGCGAGTCAACAACATACCACGACATGGGGATGTGTAGCAGTGGTGTAGTCTTAGATATATTATTATTTAAAATATTACTTAAGTATTCTATAAAAGAGATTTCAGTACCATTTGTTTTATTGTATTGATGATAGGCACTGTATGCTCTTGTATATGGATTTCTTACTACAGAAAATGAAAATATTTTATCATCTATATTATTTTCTTTTTGCATGTAAAAAAACGGATCATGATGCCTTGGATATTCTCGTTTCCAATTATCTAAGTTATTATCTTTTAATATTTTTAAAATTGAAGAGCCAGCAGTTTTGGGTATATGGATATGCAAAATACCATCATAGTCCTTACCCAAAACATTCATTACTAGTTAGCGCTTCCGACTGCCCTGTTTTCCTGAAGACGTTCTCTTTCGTCTATGACACTTTCCATATATTTCATCATATTGTCATAACCAATTGCGTTGTCCATTGCCTTGTCGTAATGATGACCACAGAATAACAAATCTGAACCGTTTTTACCCAAAACCTTTACATAGGCTTGAGCACTACACCTATCGCATCTATCTCTGGCATCAAGAAGCCATACCTTTTCTTCTTCTTTATTCTTTAGCATACTAAACATATTATACCTTTCTATTATCAGTTTTATAAAAACCAGAGCCGTTGAATGTGACTCCTATATTAGAGTATACACGAACTAGTTCCTTATTGCAAGTATCACATTGATACCCTGGATCTTCTTCGTTCATGCCTCTAACTTTGGTATATCGCATAGCACAGGCCATACAATCATATTCGTATGCTGGCATAGCCTTTACTTCTTTTTCTTAGCCTTTACTTGCCATACTGGTAAGTTGACATTGTCGCCAGACCATTCATAGCCAAGTAATTTAACCACAAATTTAATTATTTTAATTCTCATTATTTGATTTTCCTTAACCACTTATTGTTCCAAATTCTTTCGAAAATATAATAACCAACAAGTTCCCATACTAAGTACAACATAAATCCTACGCTAATTGGCTGCAAGTATTCATACTCCCATTCGCCAGTAACTAGGTAGATAGCATAAGACCATATCAAAGTAGCAACTGTTATGTGAAATGCAACATAACTTACTGCTTTTATAGAACTTCTTTTTCTTGATTCCATTTTTTCTCCTTTTAAATCTATACAATTATAGCACTTATTGGGCAGTTTTAGTCATGCCCAGGACTATAATTTATCGAATAAACGGATATGTTAGAAACTTAGTGAGACCAGAAATAAACTGATCAAACAAACTTGTTTGTCCAGCTGGAAACCCAACTTTATCCTTAAGTCTATCGTTTCCTGTAGCAATAAATGTAGGAATATTTTGAGTTTGTAGAGATTTGATAGCATTAGATATAACTAAATCTGTAGGACAGGTCGTCCAATTAACTCTTGACTGGCTTACTGAAACTGCATCAATACTATATTTAGATGCATTTTTAGATACCCAATTCATAGCATTAGTAAGATTTGCTCCAGAATTTAAAGTTCCTCCAGTTGAAGTCACATTAGCAATTCTAACAAATACAATCTTAATGTTTGAATTAGTAATATTTGATACAGTTACCATCTTTAGACCGTGGTAAATTGGATGAGAAAAGTTTGTTGATGCTGCCCATACAGGCGAATTAGCAGATCCTTTGCCCTCCATAAAATTAGTTTTATTTAGGCATGACTTATTATCTGTAAAACATGCCTCATAAATAACTGATGGGAACTTACTTGAGTCAATTGCCGTGTCAATAATTGCAACCACTCTTTCGTCGTTTGCTTTTGCAACCTGCATAGGTGCAAAAATTGTTACTGCTGATAGTACTGCTATTAGTATTTTTTTCATTGTGTTACCTTTCTGTTAGATGAATATTCTTAATACATGTTCGCATGGGTCGCCTCCTGCTTCCCACTCTTCTATTTCTTCTTCACTCATATACTGATAACCACCGTCATGTGTGTGGCAATAAGGGTCACTAATCCAGCCTCTTTCGATACCGTTTTGTAACCAAATACTAAATTCCTGCTCCTCTGGAGACAGATCCTCAATATCCATATGATTCATATATTTAGTATACACTTAAATGCTTAGGATGTCAATAGGACCTTTGCAAGACATAGAGTGATTAATAGCAGCATTTACTGCAAGTACCGCTCTTTT